GGGCGACAAATGCTTGTGAGGTCAGCCCTGGACAGACTAATTGTGGTATAAGGAAAGTCCGATGGCATCTAATTCCAAGGGTGGATTTGGAAAAAGGTACCACGATATCGGTTCTCTAGGTAAATAATATTTATAAATATCAATTCTTTCTAAATTCAAACAAATTATCTGACCATTTGGCAAGACATAACCAGGCTTAGTAGGATATAGTTTAAAATATAAATACTTATATTCATCAGGATCCATTTCTTGCGATGGATAAAAAATAGGATATTTCAATTTATGAACATCAAAAAAACAAAACATAATATAATCAAAAGCAGCATTCAAAGACAAGCCTCCACCCTGATACTTCTCATTCAAAGACAAAACATTCATAACTCTGCTCTTAACATATCGGCAAAAATAATAATTTCTTTCCGATCTCGAAATTTCGCGTGGTGAATTAACAGAAAATCTTTTATAAATATCAACTAACATGGGAAAAATTTCTCGAAATGCCATATTAACAGTAGGTTTATGTAACACAGCTTGGATATGAATATCAACATTAGTTGTCAACAATTGAATTTGTGGCTGAGTCAAAACCGGCATATTTGGCACATTATTTATCATCCATTGATAGTAACATGAAGTAATATATCTAAGAGGATATTTCTTATAATGACAAGTAAACACAAAGTATTCTTGATTATTAAGATTATTAAGATTAGGAGTTAAAACGAAATTTTGTGGCTGAGCAGGCAACGCAAGATTGTTATTTAAATTTTGTATATCATCATTAATAAAAGGTCGCATCGCTACACCTCGAATTGATGGCATGCTGGGACGTGGCAATGTTTTGCTATCAATACTAATAATATTATTTTCTTGCACATATTTATACAATTTATAAATACCATAACCAACACCGGTAGCTACAACAGCACGAAACGGAGTAATATGACGCAAACAAGAATTGGAGAATTTCAAAACATTAGTAGCAAATCTTGCTGACCAATCAATAACATTCTGAGTACATTGAAGAATTGTCGAACTTAATTTCAAAGTATTTTTGACCAAAACATTGATCTGATCATATGTATGTGTTATAGACGGCATAAATATCTCGCTCATATCATGCACAATATTTGAGAATCCCGACAATAACGAATGACCACCAGACATTGTCTTATTTGTAATATATTTAACACCACTAAACAAATTATGTGAAATAGTGAACGGTAAGGATGATATACACGATGATAATTTAGTAATTTGCACCGCAGTATTACTCTGAATGATAGGAT